CGTAGCGTCTGCGTAAGCCCCCAGCCAAGTAACCAGCGCGGTAAAGGTATCTGCTACAGCCGCATTCTCTTCTACGCTGCTGACGTAGTTAGTTATCTCGCCAGCACCAGACGCAAATGGAGCACTAGCAAATGGGCTGGAGCCAAACACTCAGACTCACTTTATTAAGAAGCGGTCAGGCTGAACGTGTACACCACATTCAGTGTATCTCCAGCTACAACTACACGATCTCCGGGAGACTGGAAGTCTGCCTCAGAGAATAAAGTTCCTGATGTGCCGCTAGCTACGGTGCATAAGAACGCGCCAGCTACAGTACCACCAGCGCCAGAAATAGTAAACGCTGCGGGAGACGCAGTGCTTGCAATTACGGATGGGTTTGCCGTAGTAGCAGTTCCAAACACGACTTGTTTTCGTGAGGCTGTGTAGTTTGTAAACTCAGTCCATCCGGCGTGGGACACCAGTGTGTCCAGTGCAGAATAAGTTGTACCAGAGCCGGGGCCAGTAATCAAGCCCATGTACAACGCGGCGGTGTAGCTAGAGCCTTTGAAGTACTGGGTGTTCATATCTTGCAAACCTGTATTTACAACTAGGTTGTGCTTGGAGTCTTCCCATTTCAAGTTTCCGTCTTTGTCGAAGCACTGAATGGTAAATACACCGCCACCACTGGCTTGTTGTACAGACTGTGCTCCTGCGACCATACCGGCGCTTACGGAATCTGTAGATTTTGCTACTTCATTGGACATGCGAAACTCCTAGTTTGAACTGCGGATCAGCGCAGAAGTGGGTGTATTGACGGGCATTGTAATCGTGAAGGACCCATTTGTGGTCTTATCCGACCCAAAATCTAACACCGCAACGGCTTTATTCCCCTTGCTGGCATTGTAAATTAGGGCACATCGGGATGTCAACGAAGCAGTCCACGACACATTGGCAAAGTTGACGTAAGCGGTATACCCAGAAGTACCAAGTGTTACCCCAGTCAGGGTGGCTCCGCCTGCTGCATATCCGGACGCTACAACCTCATTGAGGGTGGTATATATCGTGGTAGTCTCGTCAAGGTTAGCGCTTGCCGTGTAAAGGGCAATATTAATCGTATCGGTCAACAGGTTATGAACCCCTTGGTACAACTCTGCTTTGAACGAAGTGGTCTGTGTTTGGACAATCATCGTACAGGTACTCGGTAAGTTCCACTGCGGTAGCTATCCTGCTTCTCAAGACCATCACCCAGACGTTTAGCAAGTGCGAGCGCTTCTTGGTAACGTGCAGTATATAAGGCGACCATATCGGCCTCACCCTTCATGTAGGTGTACGCCTCCACCAGCGCGCCGTAGAGCAATACGGTGTCAAAGTTGTCCCCTAACCAAGTGGTTAGCGCAGTAGTAATGGACTCTGGGTAGTAGTAATAGTGAAGCTCTGCGTAGTACGCGGCATCAGGTGTGGGAGCCAAAATAAACGACAACTCGTTGGTGAGCGTCGGAGGAATTCCTGCGGTTGTGGTGGGCCCGAACAATGCGTAGTATTTAGGTAACCCTATATCTGTAGGGTTTGGATATGCCTCCCGGAGGAAGTTGACATCCTTGTTCAGCATGTAGTGATACGTCTCGTTGGGAGTAGCGTACCCTTCGATTATTGCAATAGAGTATGAGGACAGGAAATCAGTGGGGCACGATAAGTACCTATTACCGGATGTTAGAAGACCTGTTACGTTTTTGCGCAACGATGGGAACTGAACGGTGTTGTATATGCGCTGCTCCGCCTGCGTTATGAACGTATTTATATCCGTAGGTGGAAACGTGTTCTCCGTGTAATCGGCAATTGCAGTAACAAGAGCAGCGTAGTTCATACTTATGCCATCGGTCCCCGGGCCATTACACCTTTGGTAGCCGCGCCAGTACCACGGATTTTAATTCCAGAAGTTTTGACAGGCTCGTTACCAGCGGACTTACTGATGTTTCCAACGCTTATATCATAGGCGTCCAACTTGCTACGGTTTGGCTCTTTGCCGGGGTTTCCAGAAATAGCCACCGCTTTGCCGGACATATTGTGTGGAGCAGCGTAAACGCTAGCATCGCCCACTTCCTTGCCCATCAATTTTTTGCTAAATGTTGCCATGATTAGCCTCGCTTTTGGTTAGCTACTTTAGCCAGACCACGGCCTAGCTTCAGCATTTCTTCATTGGTCTTGCCGCCCTTGCTGCCTTTGCCACCATGTTGGATGCCAACGGAAGGACCACTATCACCAAGATTCTTGCCTTTGGTTTTGCCTTTTGAAGCAATACCGTCTGCGGATTTTGTAAATGCCATGATTAACTCCTATGAAACCGATACTGTACCAACACCCGCGATTGCAACCAAATTATTTGGCGTCAACGCAACATCAAAAAATGAAGCCCCGCCTACCGGGCCCCAACCCCACTGGATATCCCGCGATCCACCGGACAAACTACCATCTGAATTTACTCCAGATACCACGTATGTCGTATCCCTACGTGGGTTGCGCAATGCCTGTGGGTCATCTACCGGGAACGTACCCAACATTAACTGTGGCTGATCCGGGTCCCAACACTCAGGACATACTAACAATTCGTATTTCCGTTGCTTGATTATCTCAGTCTTTAACTTCTTCAGCAAGAACTGTTGCCCGCAGCGATCGCACTCCGCAATCGCCTTTTTGCCGGACGCGTACCGATTACCCATTAAGTGCTACCAATAAACATTTGGCGGGGCACAAATCGTATGGGAGCGGTTTCCCGGTCCTCGTCAGCAGCAAGCTGCCATGCCTCGTCGTATTGGGCCTTCAAAATAGGCAAGCGGTCTGCGCCATTGGGTATCTTCATGGCCAACTGGTATGCCAAGCCGGCCACCATACAGGGTAAAAAACGGAACGGTACGTCCATGGTATTTACACCGCCGCCCGCATCGTCAATACGGCGCATGCGCCAGTACACAAATTGGTACTCAGTGCTGGTATCAGGCACTGGCCATACGGTCACCGATGGCAAGTTTTGTGGGTATACGGATGCTCCTGCGGTATGGGCAGCAGCCGTAGTGTTTGCCTGCCCGCGTGAGCAGTACAAAAGCTGATTCCCTGAGACTGACCCGTAATTTATAGTTTCGCCATCAATAAGAACAAAACCCGCTGTGCCTAGGCCAACTGTTGACGCGAGCGTTATCGTCGTGTCTGTGGCCGTTATGGTGCTTGCAAGGGTGGTTCCTATTGCAGAGCGTTCTCCAGCAAGTCGTTGGAACCATACTTGGATGGGTCGGGCTTGGGAAAGTTTGTTTGGGATCGTGGCGTAGGTGGATACGCTAATACGCGAAATGGTTAGGTCAGCCTGTGTAGATACATTGCCCGCGCCCGTACGGATGACGTGCTCTAAGAGGTCTACGGTATCTACAGGAAGGGCGTAAGTGGCTTGTCCGGGCACCAAATTAATCGTGCATTGCTCAAACGTCCACATGTTGATGCCACGATTCGCCCAATCCGCAAACATCAAGTTCAGTGAGCGACGCGCAGTACGCAGGTCATATCCCGAACGCAACTCAGAACCCGCGCGCTCAAACGCCTCCTCAACAATTTCTGTGAGGTCTAGGTTAAACGAGGAGGTGCCGGAGGTTGCCATTATCTAAATCCCGCTGTTTTCTTTGCAATTGCTTTTGGCTGTGCTACAAACTGTTTACCCGCAGCATTGACCGTACCACCTTCAGCGTATTGTGTGAAGTCAGTGTCGTCCCGGCGGGCCTTCTTCACACCTTTAGGCATCTTGGAGGGGTTTATGGCCCCCATGCCGCGACTGGCAATCACTTCTTGCCCTTAGTCATACCACCGCTGCACATAGCGACCATCTTACCCTTGGTCTTGCCACGGGACTCGATACCGCCGCCACGGATGGACCCGCCCTTGGCCTTTTTTACGACTGGCTCATCCACGGGGACTGAATCAGGGTACGTCTTGGCTTTTGCCTGCTTAGGTGCGCTAGCCGCCTGTTTTGGCTTAGCTACAGGCTCGTCCACTGGGGTGGCGTCGGGGTATTTCATTTAGCAAATCTTTCCACGAGTTTTGCCTTTGGTAGCAATACCG